AATAATCCTGGAAAGAAAATAGCGTCTGACAAGTCAAATTTTCTAGAATCTAAAGGTAAAACATCTCCGCCTTTTGAAAGCCAAACATCTAAACTTCTTTCGGCAAAAATAAGCAAACCTGTATCACCTTTAGATACTGGGAATGTTAAGGAAGCTTGCCCTGATCTAGTAAAAGAAACTGGAACATTTGTTATAACAGGTAGTTCAAGTATTTTACCATCAGGAAACTTCGCTTTTATTAAAGGTTTTATAGAAGCTTTTTGCTTTTTATACGAATACTTTTCTACACGCCCAGGCAAAGCAGTATGCAAATGGAGAAGCGAATTCTCTAAAATTGATTTTATTGCTAATTCCCCTAAACTCATTACACTAGCCTCGAGTTTGACATATTGAAATTTAAATTATAGATTTTATCATTAACAACTGCACCTGCCTCAGCAACCTTTATTATAGATTCCCACTCTTTACCATGTGTATCTCCATTATGTTCTACGCTAAAAACTTTAAAAAAAGCGCCATTTATCTCGTTACAAAAAACCTGGATAATTTTACCCGGTTCTATTTTTGGTTGCAATAGACTTTTTATTTTCCAACCTGGAACATCTGTTTTTGCTCTACTACGACTATTTTCGACATCCTCAACTCTTTCTGGACTTCCTATTAACCCAGAGCTTGGACTTAAAACAACAACGTCAGTAAAATCACCTTCATCCTTATTTTGAATCTTTAGTTTATTATTCTGAAAAGACCACTCTAACCCAGCTGATTGGCACAGGTAATTTAAAAGATGGCTTATTTCACCAGCAAAAGATAAGCCATTTGTGAATTCCACGTCAGGTATATTTAGCTTATCAATATCTATTGATGAAGACAGATTTAACTTTTTTATAACGTCTTGTATAATGCTTTTTATTGAAAAACCTGTATCATATGATAAAGATATTTTTGAATCTTCTAGTTTTTTTATCCCATCTTTACAATCCAGGGTAGTGTGAATATTAGGTGTGTCATACGAATTATTCACTTGTTTTACATAACCAATAAATAAATCTTCTTCTCCGTATGCTTCACTATAACCTGCTTTTAAAATCACTAAGTCGTTTTTACGTATCAGGCTCCTAGAATTTTCTGATAGATTAGTAATAGTTATTTTTGCATCATTACAATCAGATTTATTAGTCTTTTTTATCTCGAAAGATATCCTTAAATCAGTTATCTTAAAACCAGGAGAATTTTCTTCACCTATTGAAACACTTGCTACTCTATCACTCTGATATAGAATACTCATAGAATCTCACCTTCTTCTATATACAGTATTTTCAATTTTCTTTCATTTTCGAAATCAAATCTAGATATAGAGTCATAGTTATTCGATAGATCAACAACAAATAGTTTACCACGAGGAAGGTTTTTATCCACGTACTGCTCAAATAAATCCATATCTAATACAACTCGTATTCCAGCTACGAGTATATTTTTATACTGATCAAGAACAGTCAATGTCCATTGACTTGCAATAGAGTTCCAATTAAAAAGAAACTTATAGGTAGAATTATCTAAAGATATTTCTTCTATAAAAGAAGGAACGTTTTTAAAAGGAATCTCCAGCATTTATAGTCCCTCTACTAATGACTTTATTTTGTCACCAATATTTTTTGCAACATCGCTTTCGCCAATTCTCTTAGCTATAGACTTCAATCTCTTTGGTGTTTGTGAACCTGTGTCAACAGTTTCAGAGGCTTGATCAGTAATATTAGAAGTTCCACTTCCTTCACCTACATCGCCTGCAACTAACTTAGGCATAATCGTTCGTTTACTTTCAACTTTATTAAAAGGCCTAAAAGTTGCTGTAAACAATAAAGCATCTCCTTGAGAAGGATTTCTGTCTATACTTAAAGACGTCATCACCATATTTTTATACGTATATAAACTTGTGACTATAGTAACGATCTTTGGTTTATTTATATAAACAGTGCTGTTTAGATTTTCTCCAATTATTCTTGTGAGTTCTAAAAAAGAACCTTTTACTCTGTTAGATGTCACAGCGTTTAAATTTTTTGCTTTATTGTCAATTATCTCATCTATAGTAACAGAACTTATATCAGAAGCAAAATCAACTGGTGAGTTAGTTATGAAACCAGAAATAGACACCTCAAAAGGATTTCTTTTTATGTGATCATTTATATTAGAACCATTTTCAACAGGGTACTCAGTTATCTCGTTACTGAAATGATGGCTATCTGCCAGGGTGGCGTCTAAAGTAATAGCGCCAATTCTCCCAGGTTCTTGCTTATCTGCTATTAAAGATACGCTACTCACTGTAAGCCTCATTTCCAGATAATATTTTTTTCCACTCAGCGTCAAGCGCTTTTTTGACTATTTTATCAGTTGCTTCCTCAATAAACTTTACTTGCTCTTGCTGAGTTCCAGGTGGTACTGTGACTTTTATATCGTTATTTATTTGAACTCCTGCACTGTCGTTTACTGCCTTATTCTTAAATGCGAAATTTGCGGGCGTATATACTATACCTTTAGGTGTCATTTTAAAATCTCCAGCTAAAAAATCTATAGCAGAAGCAATATCGAACGCAGTGATACCACCTCTTTTTAAATGATTTTGAACCTCTTCATACGCTTTTTTAGCTTCCTCTTGCGCTTTTTTAAATTCATAACCATAATCACCTTTATTTGCTTTTTTATACACACCAGTATCTTTATCTTGTTTATTAAACAACTTCCAAATAGAAAAACCAGCTGATGCAATAGAGTCGGCTATCGCATTAAAAATAATGTTTGATAATCCTTTTATACCTTCATATATGACATTGACTAATGTGTCCCACAATGTCATTATAGCGTATACTAAACCATTTACAATACTGGAAAAAAGCTTCCATATTATAGGTCCCATATTGTCTAAACTTTTTGATATTTTTTCTATATCATGCTCAACTAAACCGTGTACATAATTAAAAAGGTTCGTAAACATGTCTTTTATCGGAGTAATAAAATCTGTTTCTATATAGCCTTTTAGTATTTTTAAGTCTTTTTTAAAGTTTTCATAAAATGATTTAATCTTATTATAGAAACTATTTACTCTTTCTTCATACTTAGAGAAAGGACCTAAAAAATCACCTAAGTATGTATCTCCACCTTTCATCCAAACATTTAACTCATCTATTAATAAAAAGATAGATGCCATTGCCGCCATTATTGCGCCTGGGATAAGTAAAACCCTTACTAAAAGAGAACCTAAGCCAGCTTGTAATCCTAAAATACTGGCAGACATTAAACGAATAGTTGATATAACAAACGTTCCAAGTTTAATCCAAGTGCTTAGGAAAACCATTAAAGGACCTAATACAAGTAAAAGAGCAGTAACACCTAATATAAGTTTTTTCTGAGAATCATCTAAGTCTAAAAACTGCTCGTTAAGTTTATTTAGAAAAGCTATAAATTTCTTTACCGCTTCTCCCAGGTTTAAAACTTTCACTATTTGAGAACCAAAACTAGAAGACAATACGTATAGGGAATCTATTAAGTTAGAAAAAACTCCGCCTATAGTTTGCATCATTTTTTCCATTAATTTAAAATATCTTCCTCCTTCGCTTGTCACATTTATAAGAGCTTGTCTGACTACGTCAGCTGATATATTATAATCAGAAACTCTCGAAGCTAAATCTTCTTTTGGTATGCCGGTTAATCTAGATAATTCTGGAAGAATAACTACTCCAGCTTCAGTTAACTGACGCAACTCTTGGCCACGTAATTTTCCGGCTGTCATTATTTGGCCATATGCCAGAGCTACTCTGCTTAGCAAGTCTTGTCTTCCACGAGACACATCGCCTAATACTTGTAAAGTTTTAATTAGTGTATTTCCACTTTCACCCATTGCCATAAGCATGTTTGATGTTGCTATTACCCCTTTAAGAGTAAAAGGTGTATTAACTGCAAAGTCTATCAAATCCTTCATTACTTTTTTAGCTTGATTCGCATCTCCTAAAAACACTTCAAATGCTACATGTGCTTGCTCTATATCAGAAGCAGCTTTTAAAGCATATGTAGTAGCTGCCGCTATAGGAGCACTTATGGCAATAGACAACCGAGTGCCAAGTCTACCAAGCCTGGCCCCAAAAGAATCTATTCTACTTTGAGCAGCTTGTAAACTAGATTCATCTAAATCAACGCCTATAAGCAATAAGAAATCTCTAAGTACCATATCAATCCATTAACCCCAATTCTTTAGGATTGCCGTTTGGTTGCTTAGCTACTAAAAAAACAAGTGCGTTTTTTATAGACGATAAGTCTTTTCGAGCATTGCAATTATTCTCATGCTCTTTTAATAATGACCTAACAGTTTCTTGATGCATCTGCTTTTCATGATTTAATAATGCACTATAAATCATATCTCTGTATACGTTTCCACTTACATAATTAGTTATTATAAATGTTAACATAGCAGAAAAAATAGCACATATGACGCCTGTTATTATTGTAGTAACCACGCTACTCCTCACCCTGTTCTTTTAAACAATTATACATTGCGTCTCGTATATCTAGCATTGCACATGCTCTTATAACATCGTCAACACAGTAAGTTTTCTCAATTTCTTCTAAAGTGGCTATTTGTTCTATAACTAATCTCCAAATAGGCCACTCATCTAAAAGATCTTGATCAACATTTTTTATTACTTTGTCGTATCGTTCTCGGACGGTATCAGACTGTTGCTTTCGGTTTCCTTCAACTGGCGTCCAATACCGTCCATGTTGAAAAGATTGCCAAAATTAACCTCCAA